GGGTAGTCGGGGGGTCGGTCATATCAAGACTCTGATCGCCAACAAAACCGCAAGGGCATCACTTTACATTATGAGAGGATCGCAGTTATGATTATTTGCTATGCAGTATTGCTAGGAATCTTTGTATTTTTTGTCGTTGGATTTTTCAGCTAGAAAAAAGTTTAAATTAATCGCACTTTTACCTTGACAAGCAGTCAAAAATATGGTATAATAGCTGTGTTGAATTGAGAGAGGAGCAGTGAATGACTTAGCGTAGATGCCCAGACGATTGGGGTCGCCGGACACGGCCCCCTTTATTAGTATCTGAAAAAGCACTTATATACAGTCAAAGTAGCTGACCCCCTGGCGCCACTGACTAGTCGCTACTAGTCTTGAGCAAAACTTAATCCATTATTCAAATCCGCGATTTGAAAAAAATTTCCGTAGAAAAAATTGAGAAGGACTATTACATTATGATCAATCTAAAACCATCCATTACTGAAGAGCGAACAGAATGGCAGAATGAATTTTTTATAAAGCCATTGCAAAACGTTTTATCAAAAGGGAGTAGTAATCAGAAATTAAATATCTTGCAAGGTACTACTGGTTCTGGGAAGACTTATGTTTCTTTGCATAAGTTGCCTAGTATGTTAATTGATGTTGGAGTTGAAATTCATATTATTTTATCTTTGTATAGGGAATTGATTGGCCCTGAGGAGCTCCCAGCTACCATTTGGCCAAATAACATAATGGGTTTAATTCAAGGTGATCATATTTCTGGAGAGCTCTTAGAAGATTATCGTAATAATAAAGAGTTGATAGTATTGCCATGTACTCACGCGTGGTTTTTTGGAGGTAAACAAAAGGGTCTTAGAGATTATTTAGCTTCTGTGCCAAGTAAAATTAGTTATGATTGTATGGAAATTCATAAAGCTTCATCCTCTACTGTAGAATGGGCTGAGGAAACTTATGGCAATAGGCGCTCTAAAGATCAATTTAAAGGACGGCTATTTGAGTATATTAAGAAAGAAGCTTTAGATAGAGGTTCATGGGCATTTGGTTCCACAGCAACTCTAACTGCTGAAATAAAGGCAGATATGGAAAGGGATGAATTAGTTTGGAATGTTATTAATGATCCAATTCCTCTTAAATTAGTTGGTTATGATGCAAAGTTTCTTAATTATCCTACAACTCAAATTTCGCCAGATAAAGGTGATATTGCAGAAAATGTAAGAAGTCTAATTAAAACGAGGGAAGCTTCTATTCGTGAGACAATAACTTTCGCGAAAGGTGAGGAAGATATATTTACAAGGCCAATAATTAAGAAGCTCATAAAGAACATTGCTCCTAAAATTGGAATTTATGTAGAAGACAATCATGAGAATAGTTATACTCAAGAACATATGCGAAACCCCCTAAATGATGGTTTGATGAATGAATATCCTGACAGTTGGGAAAAGTATTCTTGGATCGAGCCAACTTGCACAGGTTGGGTACAATTGAGGCCTTCTCCTGATGGAGCAGTAGAATTTGATCGCGGCCCTCAGGGCTGCAGTCTTTGGTTGAGAAAGATGAATAAAGATCCATATGTTATTTGCTTTGTTGTTAAGCAGAAAGGAACTGTAGGAATAAATATTCCTAGCTTAACTGGGATGTTAAATGTGCGTAGTTCTAATGCTAAGAATAGTGAAGGCATAGTTACTCTTAGTGGTCTTCAAGTTATGGGTAGGTGTAATCGGCCGTATTATGGTGGGCTTACTAAAGATGAATTATTAGGACTTCCTTTAAAAGTTCAAAATAAGATAATTGAGAAAATGAACACGTTCAACTTCAATCATATTGGTAGTGATTATTGGACAGAAGTTATTAATGAGTATATAGAATCCTATGGTCTTACTTATGATCAAGCTAGGAAATTGTATGCACAATAAAATAAGAAATTACATATTGGCTCTCTATATAGTTGGAGAGCCTTTGGAAGTCATGGAGAATTCTTTGATGTGTTCTGAGTATCTTCATAGATTGAATCAATGGTCATTAATAAGAGAGGAATTAAATGGACATCTTGGGTAGGATAGCAGGATTTGTTTTAGCAATCTTTGCAATGGGGTTCTTAGGAATCTTAGCATTGTTTTCTGCAGAAAAGTCTGATGCATTGTTTAAGAAGTGGATGGATTGGGCTGATGCTGAGTGAGCCTTGGGTTAGAGAATGCATGTGGCCTGATATGACATGGCAGGATGTTGTTGCATTCTATTCTATAGCTAATGAAATTGGCAGGGAGTTGGATGATTTGGACAGAAAATTATTGAAGTGTCGGAGCGAGCTCCATCCTTTGGTACAATTGCAGATGATATTGGAGGCACCTGATTTATGGCTGACAAGAAGCCGTTTCCACAAAAATTAAAATCGTCTGCTGAGTACATGATTGAGAACATAGAAAAGCATACGATTGCATTGGAAGGATTGCTGGATGTTGTCAAAGAAATTGATAGCAAAGTTGATAAGATGATAGAAGAAGCTGATGTATACAAGAGGCATTATGCTTTATGGGATAAGGATAAAAGGACTAATGATGGAAGCTCTGCATCTGGTAAAGACCGTACAATCTGAATCAGGTGAATCTGCGAAGCTCGGCAAAGAATAAGTAGTAAGGGAATCGGAGATAGAATAGTTGCAGGATGATGTTACTGATTCTGCAGACCCCTATTGCGTTCAATGTCATGGTGGAGATGAGAGCTTTAAACTGTAAGCTGATTCATGCGTGTCTAGGACTAAGCTGACGGTCAGTGGGTGCGTGGTAGCAGCTCCTACTGGTGCAATCCATCATTATTATCTGGAGGAAAAATTATGGAAGAATGGCAGGGAGAAATCTCAATAGAAAAGTACCTTAAGGAAATATTAGAAATGATAAAGCAGCTGAATAAGGACATGGCTGAATTAAGAGAGGCTGTTTGTCCTGATGTTGAGTATAGATTTGATGGATATCGTGAAGGTATTGAGAATAAGAATGGCGAGGAATTATGATTAGAGCAATGGTAGGATTTTTTATGGTTATATCATCGTTTGATGCGATGGAGCAGTACGAGTCAATATCATTGGGAGTATTAGGAGTTTCTATTGGCCTAGCATTATTCACATGGCCTGTGGTTACAGGATATTTTAAGGTGGCACCAGAAGCACACTATGCGAGGAAAGATGGATAAATTCAGAAAGAAATTAGAGCAGTTCAGCAATCTGTGCGAGCAGGTTAATATTCCAATTCCAGAAATTGAAGAAAGTCATGTGGTCGGGTCAGAATATACCGAGCCGAATCTTGTGAGGATGACAGCGGAAGCTGATGTCGAGCACCTATTCGGTCATTACCTCTGCGAATATCACGCAATAGAGCCTGATGTTGTAGCGGATATTATTAAGAATCTTTTGTATGCATCTGAGCAGAGCTATATGAATCGCGGGTTCTATCCAAATCCTGTAGCAAAGCTTGCAGTGGAATCCATTACTTTTGATGATGGCTTTGATGAGTCCAACGATTATCACTTCACTATGATAATACCAGATGACGGATTTGAAGATGCCTAAGAATAATTTAATACAGAGAATTCAGAAGCATGGCCATGATTTCCAAGTAACCGATAGATGCTGCTATAACTGCAAGCACCTATTGTGGATGATTGGCGTTGGCCAGGGTTTAAGATGCGGGATTGACTACCAGAGAACTGGAGAGAAGCCCCCGACTGTTCCTAGCATCGGTCATGTTTGCGATCAGTTTGATGGGTATCGCAGGAAAGGAGTTGCTGTTGGCTCTACTGAATGGAGCTGTACCTGCAAGAAGTGTGAAGGAAAGCGTAATGAAAAAATTAGCCAATCCTGAAGCTGTGTTGTGGCTGGGAGCTGGTATTATTATAATGATAGGAGTTATTGCAATTGCCATTATTTCCATATGTATGTAAGAGCTGTAAAGCAGAGTTTACTGCAACCCAGCTGTTCTATGATAAAGAGCTTAAGCTCTGCGGGAATTATTGTAAGCTAGAAGATTTTTCTAGCGGGAATGTTGTGGGCGAGGGTAAAGTAGTACGAAAGAATAGTACGAGAGTGAGATTGAAAAAGAAATGAAAGCTGTGTTGATAGATAGCATGGGTAGTGATTTAACTGTAGCTAATGCTGCACGAGTCAGCTTCGGTAAGAAGAAATCGCAGTTCACTAAGGGCGATGAAAGGTTGATTAACTATCTTGCAAATCACAATCACTGGACTCCATTTGGTCATTGTACTTTGCAGTTCCATTTAAAGGCACCTATATTCGTTGCAAGGCAATTGGGAAAGCATCAGGTTGGGTTGGTGTGGAATGAGATTAGTCGGCGTTATGTGGATGACGAGCCAGAAGTTTATATTCCCGACAGCTGGAGAGGTCGTGCAGAAGATAAGAAGCAAGGATCGGATGAAGACAATATTGTTTGGAAAAGATGGACAAATTATGAAGCGTTAATTAAAACTTGCGTTGGTGAATATGAAAGGATGTTAGAGGGTGGTATATGTCCAGAGCAAGCAAGAATGGTTCTGCCTCAGAGTACCTATACTGAATGGTATTGGACAGGAACGCTGATGGCCTTTGCAAGAGTGTGTAATCTTAGATGCAAAGAAGATACTCAAAAGGAAACAAGAGACTTGTGTTGGGGGATAAATAACTTGGTGGAAGAAGTATTTCCAGTTTCATGGAAAGCCTTACGAAAAGACTAAGATGTATAAATAAAGGATAATGATTGTGTGGCATGGGAGAAGTTCCTGCAAGACACCATTACTAAAAAACATAGACATATGGCATAAGCGGATATTACGAGATCTCGTAGTCGTTTGTGTCTTTTTTCTTATAATAATTTTAGGAGTTTATTATATCATCAAGTAAGCATCATTCACATTATGTTTCGGAAGCTAATGTCATCCATAGATGTTTAATGACATATTTGGATATGTTTAGTAATATGACGCCTGAGTGGTATATTAATAGCGTGTATTATAGTTGCAATCGAAAGGGGTATACTCCCAGTAGAATAGATATTGCAAAATTGTTTGTGTTGTATAGATCTGAATGGAAGGGTAAAGTATTCTTTCAAGATGGATCTGAATATATTTTAATTTAAGGAGAATAGAAGATGACTGAATCACTGGATGGTAAACCTCCGCAATGGAGAGTTAAAAAAGAAGATGTTGGGAATCATAGGAAGTATTGGGTTGTTAGAAATTGTGGTAAATTCATTTCAGTATTCAACACAAAGGCAGAAGCTCAGTGCTGGGTATATAATAGAGAAAGGAATGGGGGATATAAATAATCATGATAATTACGAATATTACTTCATTTATTAATAAAGCGAAGATGAAGAAAAAGAGTAGGAAAAAGGTTCAACCAATTTCTAAAACACACAAAGCGAAGGAGTTAGATGATGGCACTAAATTTCGGAAAATTGACAAGGATAGGCGACAACATAGCAAAGAAGGTGATAGACGAGATCTTGGACGAGGGCTCGGAAATTTTGGAGACTTTGATAGAGAAAATTAAGCAGAGTGATTTGATTGAAGATATCATTGAGGAAGTAACAGAGGAAGTTATTAATGCAATAGTGGAAGCACTTACAGCAGGAGAAGATGAAACTGTTCTTGATATTAATGATGTAGAGGTAGATGATGATGAGCCAGACGAGGATGGCATATTAAATCCAAGAACAGAAGATCTTGATGATGATGAAATGGGGATTAACTAATGCCAAATTATGATTATAAATGTGTATATTGTGATAATGTTTTTGAGAAGCATCGCTTGATCAAGGATAGGAATGCACCAATTGATTGCCCAGAGTGTTTTAATTATGGTACATCCCATTTGACATTCGCGAAGGCACCTACTATTGGTGATCCTGTAAGGTTAGGGGTTACGCGACCGCGGTCAGATGTTTTGGATAAATTAAAGGATATAAAAAGTAATGTTCATGGCAGTGATATGTCATCAAGGTATATTTAATGGGAGGTTTATATGGGCTTAGAAACGTTTGATGAAATAATAGAGCAGGTATTGCATCATGAGGGGGGTTATGTAGATGACCCAGCTGATAAGGGTGGCGCTACTAACTTTGGCGTGATACAAAGAACGTATCAAAATTATATTGACAAATTTGGCGATGGCCATAAAGTTACCAAAGATGAAATGAAAGATATGGATGTTGAGGTTGCAACTGATTGTTATTATCAGATGTTTTGGGGGCCGTCACAGGCATCCAAGTTGCCAGAGGAAGTAAGAGAAGTTTATTTTGATATGTGTGTGAATCATGGTCAGGGTAATGCAGTGAAGATCTTACAGCAGGCGATTAATAACAAGAGGAAGCCGGCTAATTATATTGCTGTTGATGGTGGAATTGGCCCGAATACGGTAAGGGCATCTAAAGGTTTGAAAGAATGGGAATTGATGGTTGAGCGAAGCGGGTTCTATTGGAATCTGGTGTTCAAGGGTTCTAAGTACAAGGATAGAACCAATCAAGTTAAATTTATACGCGGGTGGATTAGGCGCTGTTTTAAGCTTGATGTTTAATCATACAGGAAGTTATAATTTTACTCAGCTAGAAACGGTCAATACTAATGGAAGTAGATTTTATATTTGTGATGATACCTTGTACCCTTCAGTTACTACTGTCACTGGAAGCTTACCCGAAAAGAAAAAAGGTCTTCAAGAATGGAGAAAGCGGGTTGGTGAAAAGGAAGCTAATAAGATAAGTACTCGTGCTTTAAGACAAGGTACGAATGTACATAATATGATTGAAGAATTTTTGAATAATGATCAGCCTGATTTTACTAATCCAGTTGGGGTTGATTTGTTTAGATCTATTAAACCAGAATTGATACAACGAGTTAATAATATACACGCGCAGGAAGTTCCTTTATATTCTAAGCATTTAGGCTTGGCTGGTCGCGTGGATTGTATTGCAGAATTTGATGGTCGGTTGTCTGTGATTGATTTTAAGACATCCAGAAGGCCAAAGAAGAAAGAATGGATAAAGGATTATTTTCTACAAGCTTGTGCTTATTCTATTATGTGGGAAGAGCGAACTCAAATACCAATTGATAAGTTGGTTATAATGGTGAGTGTTATGGATGGTGATCCAGAAATATATGTAGAATATCGCGATAATTGGGATAATGAATTATGTTCTATTATTCGGGATTATTATGAAACCAATGGTTTAGAAATTCCTAAGGGCTGGGGTTTGTTAGGAAAGTGATATGGCCGAAGATCTTAAAGATCCCCATCACGATATAGTTAAGGAAGTAAAGGCTTGTCCTGAGTTGAAAAAGAACAAAGGGCAGATTCATGCTGTTTCTGGATTAGGCATAACAGGTTTGTTAGGGAGTATTGGTGTAGAAGCGTTAAATTTTTTGGGGGAAAATGTAGCCGAAATAATTGGCGGTGGAACTGGAGCAGGAGTAGTAATATTTTTTATTGCAAAATTCTTTGTTACTGAAATGGGTGAGATGAATGTACATTAACAGATAGGAGAATTTATGTCAGACATATTAGAGCAATTTGATCTGGATTTCAGTACGGATTTGGATTTCGGTTTCACTGCAGTTAGTTCTGCAGAAGTTGAGGAATCAAAGAAGCATGGTGAGAAGCTAGTTGATATCGGAGACAAGCAGGTAGGATTGGATGCAAAGTTGAATACGTTGGAAGAAAAGTTAAACCAAGTGTTGGCTGTTGCAGAAAAGAAATATGATGATAGGCTTGCAGAGAAGCAAAATAAATTAGAAGAAATGAATCAAAAGAAATTTCGGGATATTGAACAGTTTACATTACCTTTGTTATACAATCTTGCGAAGTCAGCTGAAGAGCCATATATCCATTGGCCAAACCGTAAGGAAATAGTAGAAGCTCAAATCAAAAAAATCATGGAGATAACCAGAGGTGAAAAACTTTAAGGAATATCTAACAGAGGTATGGGGTAAGAAGAAAACTAAAGATCTGGTTTTTCAGAATTTAGACACTACTGATCTTGCATTACCTATCAGTAAGAAAATGTTCGATAGGTTGTTGGGTGAAAGGAAACCCATACGAGCGGTACATATAACAAACTTTGATGGGTTTGAAGATCTTATTGCACTGCAAGGATCTCGTAAGCAAGTTTCGGCAATGACATATATGTCAGATACTACCATAGAAAGAGTACGCGATGGAATTGCAGCTGAAGGTGGAATGGCTGTTGTTCTTAAAGGTTATCCAGTGATAACATCCGATATTGATTTGCATTCAGTAGTAGATGAGCAAGGTCGCAGATGGATTATGCTAGCCAATATTACTCAGAATATGGGGTTTGATATGCTATGGAAGGGTATGAAAAGGAACATACAGGATGTACGAGATGAAATCCTATATGATCTTGAAAAGAAGTTTGGCGGATCGCCTCCATTTTGGGAGTATCTACACGTGCCATTGGAGTCAGAGGAATGGGAAGAATTTCAAGATGAGTTGAAGCGTGCAGATAAGAAGATAAGACGCAAAGTTACTATGAGACAATTGCAAGGACATGCAATTAAATCGTATATGGACAAGATTGAGAGGCAGGTATGGAAGCCTAATCTAAAGGCACTAGCGTCTGTATTTGATCCTGTTGGTGAAAGAAATACAAGATCTAGTTGGAATGAGATTCCATTAGTGGATATTGAGATCAAGGAAGTTCATATAATACGAGTGGATGTAATGAAGTATGCAGAAGAAACTTGGGGAATTGATGTTAATGATCCAGATGAATATGAAACAATACAAGATTTTGATGAGGATTTTAATCGTCAATACAACCGATATAAATTAGCCGGCTATGATAAGAAATTCAAATCAATCTATGTTGATACTACCGAAGGGGCTGGATTAGATAGGGATGCCAAGTATCATTTCCAACAATTATTTGTTGATGTAAATCAATTTAATTTGTAAAAAAGTGCACTTAGCCCTTGACAAACCTTAGAAAATATGGTATAATAGCTGTATCAAATTAAGAGGAATGTATGAGTAAAAGAAAAATTCAAAAACGTAAGGATAGAGAACGTAGAGTTAAACGAACTCGTAATATCAGATCTAATAATATTAGTAAAAAAGAGACTGATGAGTCTACAGTAGAACTTGATACTGATGATAAAGGGAATATAAAATTTGGAGATAGTAGTGCCTAATAATTCAAAAGGGTATGAATCATTGCTTCGGAAAGTTTATAATAGATTTCCAGATATGGTTACTGATGAAAGTTTAGTTGCAGCCCATTGGTTGATTGCCGATAGAGGTAAGCAGTATTATCAAGAATTCATTACTGAGTTGCAGAAAGAGCCACCCAATAATTTACCTGATGAGGATGCTGTGGATTGGAGAACTCGCGTTGTAGATGTCGGTGGGAAGGATACCATGATAACATGGGTTCCTACTAATAAGCCAGAGGATGATATTGAAACTCTAAGAAATTTTTTGGAATATCATGAGAATTTGTATTATACAGATCCAGATAATGTAGAAATTTCTGATTATGAGTATGATATGAAGATGAAAGAGTTAGAGAAATTAGAAAAGGAAAATCCAGAATTTAAGTCAGAGGACTCCCCTTCCGTTAGAGTTGGATTTGAGGGCAGTGAAACTCAGGCTACATTGGATGAACATTTAAAGAGTTTGTGATTGATGATACGAAGCTGTTGATACACTGGACGCGGGTTCGACTCCCGCCACCTCCACCATATGGGGGTGAAACTGGTACTCGACAGGTATGACGATGGCGGAGAGTAGATCACTTAGAGAGGCAACATCTCGGAAGTTGCAAAACCTAATTGGAGAATATAACCAATTACCTATGGCTGCCTAAGCGCAATGCCGGGGGTTAATAGGAGCCCTGTCAACAGAATATCTTATTAAGGTGTTGGGGATGCCACCTATGGAGAATGCATCCCCACAAATCAAATGGAGAGAGATATGAATAGAGGTAAATCCCAACAGTTTGAGAGGAAAAAGGTTTTTAAAGGTGTTAAGGGCCCTCCTATAAAATGGGAGTTTGTAGAAAAGGAAGCAGAGGTAAAGAAATTAACTGCATGGCAGCGGTTGAAATTGTGGTTTATTGAATTGCCAATATGGAGTATTAAATGACAGAAGATGATAAAGAAGTCTGTAAAAATTGCAGACATATAATTCCTCATATCAGTGAGGTTATTGGAGGCGAGTGGAAATATAATGCAAAATGTGCGAAGGGAAAACGTAGTCGCGATGGGAAATTGTTTACTATACCAGATCGTGAAACTTATTTTTGTGAAGATTTTTTAAAAAAGGCCTAAAGTTTTTCCAGAATATGCCGATATATAAGTATACACTTTTTTTATAGGAGTAACAAATGATTCAAGGTTTACAGCGTGCGATGCTCAACGCATACGATAATTACAAAAGAGCAACAGAAGATATTGAGAAGAACGTAGAGAAGATTTCTTCTGGTTCACGAATCCCGAATTTTTCTGATGATAGCGTTGATTCGGCATCAGTAGTCCGAATGACTAATAAAATAGCTGCACTGGAACAAGCAAATAGGAACGTTAAGAATTCACAAGATCTATTGTTAACTGCTGATACGGGAATTGCTCAAGTCAGATCTATCGTTGAACGTCTGAAAGAAATTGGTATCCAATCTGCAAATGATAATATTACTCAAGAAGAGCGGACAATTCTTTCTGCTGAGTATGATCAATTAATTGAAGAAGTTGATTTTGTAGTTACGACTACTAAGTACAATGGTATTGAATTACTTGATGGAACGTTTATGAATAAGACTGTTGCAATTGGTATCAATGATGATCCTAGTGAACATATTCAATTATCATTAGGTGATGCGTCTGCTAATGTATTGGGCGATAAGGTTGATGGTGGTAATGGTGTTACCTCAATTACAGATACCGATATCGATGATGGTGCAAATGCAGCTAGTGCGGTTGAAGTACTTGATATGGCACTAGAAGATTTAACTGCTCAACAAGCATATATTGGTGCATCTATTCGTAGGTTTGATTTCACTATTACTAATTTAGAAGGTATGATCTTGCGAACAGAAAATAACAAAAATAGTTTGACAGCATTGGATGAGGCGAAAGAAATTACTGATATGTCAATAAATCAAATCAAGCAGCAGACAGCATTGGCAATGATGGCACAGGCACAGTCTTTGTCGCAAACTATATTCCAAATGCTCCAGAATCATTAAGGATAGATAATGGGCGGTATTACTGAAGAAGAATTTTTAGAATTAACTAATGCACATACTCCCAAAACATTTTCTCTGGCTGTCGAAAGGATGGCTAGAGAAAGTGAGATTGGGTATCTTGATGCTATAATAGAATATACAAATACCAATAATATTGAAATGGAAATTGTACCCAAATTGATAAGTAAACCATTGAAGGAGAAATTAGAAGTAGAGGCTAGGAAGTTACATTTTTTACCAGGCTTTACAGAGTTGCCTATATGACAGGATATGATGCATACAAAATATACTTAGGGTTTAAGTTACATTTCACCAGTGAGAAGTATGATTTTCCCACATATAATGGAAAGGTGAAATATAAGAGAGAGTCTTACGAAAAGCGTAAGGACTCTCATTTTTTTGATAAGATTGCTCGAGTGTATAATACTCATGAATTAAAAGGATTGTTTATTTCTCATTTTGTATCTGATTCGCAGTTCAATGATCTGTATAGTGAGGATGCAAAAGATACCTTTGTTGGTTGGAAAAAAAGAATTCAGAGTATGGCATATAATTTCGAGAAAGAGCTTGATGTATTGTTAGGACGCGTTGGAAGCTTTGATGATTTGTTTAAGGTGGAAGATGGTAATGAGCCTATTGTTGTACAGGCACTTTATCATAGTGATATTTCAGCTGAGACTTTTATTATATTGGATAGTGTTCTAGGTTTTGTTGAACACATTGATAGAAATATTGATGATGAGATAATATGGCCAAGGTGGAAAACTCGTTGCAGTAAATACTCAAGATTGTTAGATGTAGATGTAAATAAGTATAAAAATCTTTTGAAGAAAAGGTTATTTAGCCTTGACAAATGAAGATTTTTATGGTATAATATAGTTATTAATTTAGTGAATAAGACGAATATTCAAAATATAAGGAGATACACAAATGGCAAATTCATTTGCTGCGCTTAAGCGCGACCGACAAGAAACTCTAACCAATCTAACTTCCGAATTAGAAAAAACCCAAACCGTACAGACTAGCTTTGAGGATGAACGCTTGTGGAAATGTGAGCGAGATAAATCTGGTAACGGCTATGCGGTTATTCGCTTCCTACCAACAGCTGAAGGTGAAGATGTGCCTTGGGTACGAGTATGGAATCATGGGTTTCAAGGCCCAGGCGGCTGGTACATTGAGAACTCACTTACCACGTTGAATCAAAAAGATCCAGTTTCCGAATACAATACTGCACTTTGGAATAATGGAACGGAAGCAGGTAAGGAACAGGCTCGTAAGCAAAAGCGTCGCTTGAATTATTATTCTAACATTTATGTTATTAAAGATCCAGCAAATCCAGAGAACGAAGGTCAGGTACGGATTCTTCGCTATGGTAAGAAAATCTTTGATAAGATTAATGATCTTATGAATCCCGAATTCCAAGATGAAGATGCAGTCAATCCATTTGACTTTTGGGCTGGTGCTGATTTTAAAATGAAAATTCGTATGGTGGAAGGGTTTGTCAATTATGATAAATCTGAATTTGATGCGCCAACGGAATTTCTTGGCGGGAATGATAAAGAGTTGGAAACAACTTGGAATGCCCAATATCAGCTGAGTGAGTTTACTTCGCCTGATAATTTCAAGACTTATGATGAGCTTAAAACTAAGTTCAATCGTGTTCTTGGTTTGACTGATGATCCAAATTTGGAATTCCAATCTAGTAAGTTTGAGACAACTACTAAGGTTGAAGAGCCGGAGCAGATTGCTACTAGTTCTGATGAAGGTGAAGATACTTTATCTTATTTCCAGAAGTTAGCTGAAGAGCAGTAAAATATTGGGGGATTTAAATCCCCCATTTTTATAAAAATAAAACGAACAAAATGGAGTTTCACTTGTCTAATATAGTAGAGGTAAATTTTGTTTAAGGAGAAATGAATGAAAACGCGAAGTATAACAGTTGGAGTTGGAATTGCATTAATGATTGGTATGTTGACTGCTGGTACTGTGAACATAGTAGAAGCGGAACGTCAAGATCGTAGACGATCACATGATCGTAAAGAACGGTTTGATAGGGGTCGTGATATGTTACGACAATGGAGTGCATTGGAACGGTATCGACAGTTCTGGTTCAATACAACTTTTATGTTGGAATTGGATAATGAGACTTTAATTCGTGCAAAGGATGTTTATAGTAGGGCATTGCATGATATTAATCAGGAACACCAGACTAAAGACCGTAAGGAAATTGCAGAAGAATTTGCAACTAATTTAAGAAAGACCATAGGTGATGAGAATTTTGATAAGTTGTCTAAATCAGTTCGTAGTCGTAGAGGTCGCCGTGATATTAAGATAGGTGAGCAAGGTCGCAGTCGTAGAAAGAGAGGTGGTAAAACTGGTACGCATAAAACGAAAAGTGAAAAGAACGGTTAGAATTTTAAGTCAACCGCTATAAAAGAACTAGGGCCCCGAAAGGGGTCTTTTTTATTTGCCCCCTACTTCTGGTTGTTCTCCTATACTATTTTGACGCACTCCAATATTATTAAAATTTGTTACATTGTTAGATACGTTTGTATTGTTGTTCATTATGGATGCAATACTGTTGAGTAATTCACCTCTTTGGTCTTGATTCATTTCATAATCCCTACTTACTCTGAGTAAGTCTCCAGCAGCTGCTACAGGATTAGATGCCAGTTCTGTTTTTTTGATTTCTAAATCTAAAAATTTATTAAAAGAAGTTGTATCATCAAGTTTATCAAAGAATGTTAGAACCTGTTTAAATGGTTCTTTGACTTCTTGTCCGAATATTTTTATTGTTTTTGCAAGTTTGGACATTCCACTTGCAAATCTACTAATCTTATCTGTTCTATCTAAAAGATTGGTCAATCCTTCTGAAGCTCTTCCTACGGCTTTTAGTGCGGGTATTGCCCAAGATGCAGTAGCAGCAAAAGATAGAAGGGCTCCTCCAAGTGAAAAGAAGAATACTGGAAGTGATAGAAGTTTGAAGAAGGAAATTTTCGAAATTTTTACTAATGCATCAGCCATCGGCCCTAATATTTTAGCGATAGAATCCCCCACTGCCTTTGCAAATTTACTTACTCCATCAAATACTTTTTCTACAAATGGTGCGGCCATTTGTAAAGCTTTTCCTAACGCCAACATCTGTACAGAGATTGCACCGATTGCAATTGCAGCAATGCCCAATACTGGTAGTGGGATAGAACCTATTGTCATTATAAAGGCCTTAATTCCTTGACCTGCAAATCGCATGATACTAACAAATCCTTTACCAATAATGTTTATTATACTTTGTACTATTTCACCAATGCCAACAACAGCTGTTTTGAATAGTGTAAATATTTCTGCAATTATTGATCCGATACCACGAATGAATGTTGTACCTATTCTGAATATTCCATCTACAGTTTTACGGATACCTCTTAACAAGAGAGGTAATGAGAATGCAGCTATACCACCACCAAAAAGTCCACCAAATAATTTTCCAAATAAATTACTAAAAAAACCACCTTTTGAGTCTTCTTTTGGTTTACTTCCACCAGATGTTCCTATATTCTGTACTGCTTTTAATAGATTTTCTTGCCATCTTCTTTGTTCCATTTGTTCTTCTTCAGCAAATTGTTTATTATTTTTCATCATATCGTATATGTTACTAACATTTTCATGTATTCCTTTTACGAACATTTTATCTACTGAACCAATTGGAGATGGAGTTTCTGAGGCTGTATCAGTGGTTGTCTCTGTAGTTGTAGAATCATCCGTAGAATCATCTGAATCAGTTTTGTTTTCTGCAAGTAATCTTTGTCTTTGTCTACCTGCCATACCGAATGTTAGTAAGTTTCCGAATTTTCTTCCTAGTAATTCAAAAGGATCTAATTCTTTGTCTGCAGCTGCAGTTGCAAATTTTCCTTCTCCAATTCTTTCTTTTCTGGATTTTATACGAACCTCTTTCATTTGTTCGTTCATGAATAATTCACGAAATCTACTTTTTCCAGTTAAACCTTTTCTGAATAAATTTATAACTCCGCCAGGTATTCCAAGTGTTGCTTGATTTAATACACCACCAAATTTTTTAAATGAATTTTCAAAACCAATCATAGTATTTCTAATATTGGTTTTTATTTTATTTGCAGCAACTCCTAAGCCTTCTGCCGCATCAACGTTTCTATCTATCTTGTTTGCCATTTTTTCATTGGTTTTGGCTAGTTTTTTATTAGAATCTATTATTTTTTTATCTAATTCATCTTTTACCTTGTCTCTTTCTTTCCTTATTCTCTCTCTTTCTTCTTCTAATCTGAATTTTTCAATTTGTTCTCTTTGTGTTGTTTTGGCTATTTGGGTGTCTTGCAATCCTTTAGATTCTATTCCTTTGTTGAGGCGTTTAAGAGTAAAGGTAAGATCTGTAATTTGTTTCTGTAATTCTGCTTCCTGTCTAGTCAGTTCTTTTAAAAGAGTTTCTTCTTTAGGATTTTGAGCCATGATTCTTACCTCATTTTAGATTCTTCTTTTTTGAGTCTTTCATTTTCTTCCTCTATCCAATTTTGTAATAGAGTGGTATAGATGTCTCTTTCATAGGGTAACATATCGTTTATTTCTGTTAAACTGTATTTATGATGTTGCATCATAGCGAAGTTGGTTAAGTAATGATTTTGTAGTGTATCATGACTTAACCCTACCCGAAAAAATTTTGAAGGCCTTCCAATTCTGTTGATTGTTCACTTTCACAGGCGGAACATTTGAATTCAACTTGATGTAAAAGTTTTGGCATATTGTCAAAATAAAGTTGAATATCTTGGAATTGTTTTTGTGTTAAATTTTGAAAGAATTCACTTCTTTCTTCTTTTGTATAATCTTGAAGGTCAAATATATCGTCACCAGAAAAAATTGTATCAACACAGTGTTCTAATACATCCAATGTTGTATCAAAATTAAAGTTTTCTTCCAAATCAATATATCTTAGCATATCAGATGTAGGATATTTTAATACGATACCTACGCTATCTGTTAACATAATATTTGGATCTATTGTTTGTTCTGGAGTAGATAGTTCTATTTTAGATAAATCTATTGTAATTTTATTCCCTTCATCACATTCTTGACAGGTTAGTTGAATGTTGCTGGTTTCTCCTACTGATTTTGATCTGAGTTGTAGGAATATATATTCTAAATCAAAAAGAGGAAGTTCGTCTATATTAATTTTTGTTATAAGACAATTTTCAATTATCTGTTTCATGGCACGAACCATGTCATGCTGATCACCTTCTAGTGCAGTTAATAAAATCTTTTCCTCTCTTACTAAAAATGGTCTATATTCAATTTTTTTTCTTAGTGATGATACTTTCAATTCATAGGTTGGTACTTCTAATTTTGGTAAAGGCATTCTTTATTCACTCCTTTAATTTGATAAAAAATGACTATATGTTAAAGTCACATTTGTTAACATTATAGTCTCATTTGCATGATTAAGTTCAACTGCTTGTAAACCGATTGGGTAGCAGTTTTGTAGTGTTACTGTATAATTCTCAATACCAGTATTATCTAGGGTTGATATTTCAACAGAAACAGCATAGTTTTTTCTATATCCAAATTTACTATAACCATATGAATTATCGGGTTTTGTACTTACAGCATCCATCCACCCTTCAAAATATCTTCTTTCTGTTAGGTTCCCAGTAGTCATGAATGATAAAATAGCATCTTCATAGGCTACTTGGTATGGGAATTTGACATCTGGGCCAGGAATTCCTGTATGTGGATTTGTACTAAATGTATAGCCGGGCAAATTGACATTTGTACAGGAAAGATCAATTGAATCTAGTCTTCCTATACGTTTGTCTACTTTAACTGTAAATTTATTTGATAATACAGGTTGATGGGTAGTTAAATAAGATTTTATAGTGTTGATACTTAAATCTGCCATTGTCAATCCTTTTAATGTCTATTACTTTCTCTAATTGCCATTCGTTTAGAATCTCTCCAAATACGTTCCGTAGGTACATTTCCCTCAAAAGATTCAATTGGAAGGAGTAGTGCCTTATCCCAATTTTTTTCTGGTATCATTATAAATCTACTTTTTATGTTTGTTTTATAATATGATTTAAGAGCCGGACGAAAGTATTTATATCTTTTTTTAGAGAGTAACATTTTATAAGTTATTTGTAATCTGGTTTTTTTCGGATCGTGTTCCCATGCTAATCTATCTCGCATATAAGTTAAAAGTTCTGCACGTTCTCTAATCCCTAGATAGTGGAAGTTTATGCCGGTGAATCCGTTAGATCTCCTTTTAATTATTATTACTAAAGGGTATCTATCATATATTTGTAGTTTGGTTGAACTTGGTGGTTGATACCAAAAAGAAACCATTCTACCATTTAATATTCTATATTCTTCTTTAGTAACGAGTCCACGTTGTTGTTGATGGAAGCGAAGTGCTGTAATTTCAAACAAAGTAGATTTGATTTCTTGGGAGTGGGCCCATTGTACAATTGTTTCTATTCGTTCACCCTGTGCCATACCCTTTGTGTCTAAATTCATATCTTCAAAATAATTCTCTTGTACTATTTGTTCTTTTCTTTTAATATCTGTCGCGATACCTAGATCTATTGCACCCTTTGCTTGTCTGGAAAAACTTGCACGATATCTCATGGTAGTAACTGATCCTCTGTTATAATTTTAAAAGTCCAATTTCTCTTTTTACAGAATCGTTTAGCTGCATCCCACTTTGCAGTGTTTTTCATATAGTGAAATGATTCGTACATATATCCCTTTGTTCTTTTACTTTTTGGCTTCTTGGGTGGCTTGAGTTGCTTTTTTGGTTTGACTTCTATTATATATTCTTCATATTTGTTAGTTTTGGTTTTTACTTTCATATAGAAGTCTGGAAAATATCTGTGATTTCTTCTATCAGTCGGACATAAATAAGGTATAGAGAGCTCTTCACTAGACCATGTAATGACGTTTGGATTTTCATCGCACCAACGCATGAATCTCCTTTCCCACAATGATCTCCATACTATTTTGGAGGAATTGCCTCTGTACTTTTTGCGATTCTTGGGTGTGTAAGTTCCTTTATATGCCATCTTTTCTTTGTAATGTTTATAAATAATAAGTATCTATATGACTATTTAGGGGAGAGAAATGTTAAGTGTAATATTAAATTTAGGGAATCTGATTAGTTCTATTGCTGATCGTCAGTTGGTACAAGGGGTTGCTGCTGAGAAAAAGGATGATGTTGAAACAGGTGTAACGTATGATGTTGCTAAACAAAAAGAAGTTGAAATTAAAAAGAAAGTGGAGGAGGCAAGGAAGAAGCTTTCTACACTACTAAAAGAACACACTTTTAC